GTCACAAAATACCTTATGGTATAGGTGAACGCTTGGGGACACCAATTAACATGGGCGGGATTGACGTAGTTGAGAAGCGTCCATTCGACCAGGCCCGCTACTTCAAGCGGTGGAAGCAGGACCGGAACCGCCTATCAACCGAGGTTCCGTGCATCGACCCGCCTGAGAATCCCGAACGTCGGGCAGCGTGCGGTCAGTCGCTGCGGTTGTTTCTGGAGACGTACTTTCCGGAAACGACTGGGTTGAGTCCATTCAGTGAGGATCACATCCGAGTGATTGAGCGGATGGATCTGGCACTTCGGACGGGTGGCAGGCAGGCGAACTGTGTCTACCGTGGATTCGCGAAGACCACCATCACGGAAAATGCGGCGATCTGGGCAGCGTTGTACGGATACCGCGAGTGTATCGTGGTATTCGGTGCGTCTGCTCCGGCCACGGTCCTGCTGATGAACTCAATCAAAGGCGAGTTAGAGGGTAACGAGCTGCTGGCGGATGACTTCCCGGAGGTCTGTGCGCCGATTCAGTGTCTGGAAGGGAAGCCACAGCGGTGCCGGTCTCAGGTTTACGGGCCGACGGGAGCACAGACACACGTTCGATGGTCTGCCGATTACGTGGTGATGCCGTTGGTTGATGTGCCGTGGAACAGATCGGGCGGAACGGTGATTGCCGCACGTGGCCTGACTGCTGCGTCGCGTGGAATCTCGATCAAACATCCGGACGGCCGGAAGGTGCGGATGGACTTCGCGTTGATTGACGACCCGCAGACGGACGAGAGCGCGAAGAGTCCTACCGAGGTCGAGTCTCGCATGAGTATCATCCTGCGTGGGATCATTAAATCGGCGAGCCATCGGAAGGCTATCGCGTGCGTCGTCAACGGTACGGTTATCCGCGCAAATGATGTGATGGATCAGCTCTGCGACCGTGAGGTCAGTCCAGCGTGGGAGTCTGAGCGGGTTCCGATGATCCGTGACTGGCCGGATGCACTTGAAACGCTATGGGCTGAATATCGAGAGACGCGGCACGGCTTCGATCCGGAGATCGTAGGGGACACAGCTCGAGCGCATCAGGACGCAACGGCGTTGTATGAGTCCAAGCGGGCCGAGATGGACGCTGGTTGCGTGGTGGCGTGGGATTCCTGCTACGACCCGGAGATTGAGGTCAGCGCGATCCAGCATGCCTTGAATCTGTGGATGGACGACCCGCCAGAGGTGTTCGCGGCGGAGTGTCAGCAGAACGCAGAGGAAGAAGTCGACGACAACGGGGCGCCATCGGTGACTCCGCCTAATGTTCTAATGCGTCAGGTGAATGGTGTGCCGCGTGGTGTCGTGCCGGATGGCCGTGACCTGTTGACGTCACACATCGACGTGCATGACCGGCTGTTATATTGGTCGGTGATGGCGTGGCAGTCCGACGGATTCGATGGGGATGTGATTGACTACGGGGTGTGGCCGGAACAGCCACGGTCAGAGGGTTGGTCGTTGAGGAACTGCCCGAAGACGATCAGCGATGTCTACACGACTGAGCGTCTCGTCGTGCGTCTGGCGGATGCGATCGGTGATTGCATCTCTCATATTATGAAGCGTCGTTTCGTCGCACAGGACACGTCGGTGCATCGTGTGCGGCGATTGCTGATCGATTGCGGATTCATGCCAAAGGCTGTTGAAACGGCGATCGCTAAAAGCGAGTTCGAGGGATTGATTGAGCCGGCGAAGGGGTTGGGGATCGGCGCTAAGAAGAAGCCGATGGCGAACTACGACAAAAAACGCAACGAGACGCTCGGCTACCATTGGCGGCGATACACACCGGCCAAGCGGCGATTCACTCGGTGGGTAGACGTCGACGTGAATTTCTGGAAGTCGTTTTTCCATGATGCACTGAAAGAACGGTCGATTCACCTATTCGGCAAGGAATGGTCAGCTCACAAGATGTTCGCGACAAACTTGACGGCTGAGAGTCCGTCAAGGATCGAGAGCAAAACGCACGGGCAGGTTGTGGACGAGTGGGACATGCGGACGAAGGGGCAGGACAACCACTATTTAGACACTGTGGTAGGCTGTTGCGCGGCCGCGAGCATCGAAGGGGCGCGGCAGACAGGTCAGGAAGTGGCGGTAAAGGTGAAACGGAAACCGGTTAAACTGAGCGACCTTCAAGGGGCTCGGAAATGATGCACGCTCACGACTGGATCGAGGTTGCAGAACCGCGGGTAACGTTCAGGCACCGAACGGTCGGGATAATTCCGGAGACGTACTACGAGTGTGACTGTAATGCTGTGCTCGGTGTTGAACGTGTGCCCCGCCGGCGTGACGCGGTCCGTGGGCTGCTGCTGGCGAACGGTGCCCTGACGTCACGTGAGGTGTACATCGTCGAGGGGTTTGTGGTTCAGTTCGCTGACGAGAACGAGGATGTCTAAATGGGGGAGAAGCCGATTCGTCTGTCTGCACAGATAACTGCCGTGCGAAATAACGGTCAGGGGATCGCGTGCCCGCAATGTGGCTGCAGGCACTTCACGAAGGTGCGGAACACGATGCCGCGGCCTGATGAGATCAAACGATATCGGAAGTGCCGGAACTGCGGGAAGACAATCACGACGTATGAGCGGACGGCGAGCGGTCACAAGGCGAAGGAATGATGGTCAACTCGTGTGCGGTCATTGGGGGTTCCGGGAAACAGCTAGCCGCACGGCAGAGACGCCCGGAAACCGTTATTCTGGCGTTGGCGTGACTGGTCGTCGCCGCTTCCACGCATGGAACGCGTGAGACCGCGTGATTGCCTGCTCAATCGCGCCGGTCGCGTTCGCACGGCTCTTGAGGTATTCGACGACAAGCGGAGCCAGGCGTGTTGAGTACGGCACTTTCTGAGTTCCAGCGGGCGCAGGCTTTCTGCCCGCTCCCTCTCGCTTTCCGCCGTGGCCTGCTTGCTCGGGTTCACTGTTCACGATATGCCTCGATTTCCGCCACGTATGCCGATGAAAGTCCCGGATACTCGCACAGGAGAAACTCCAGCGACTCAGAGGCATCAGACTCGCTGTCGGACAGCCTCGCGATACAATCGCCTCAGAAATGTCGCTTGCTCGATTGTGTATGCCGAGTGCATCTCAGCAATGACCTGTTTTTCAATCTGGGCCTTGCTCCAATGTTAGGTCAAGGCGATTCTCTGTGATTCGTTCATTGTTTGCCCTTGAGTCCTTGGTTATGCCTCTAACCCCAGCGACCACATCAATCGTCTCACGTCGCCGCGATTCTCAATCACATTGAACTCCACGATACCCAGTGTCACGTTCCACCGCCCCTCGCTCTGCTTCCATAGTTGGACGGGGTAATCGTGCAGGAACTCAATCGACGCCCTGTTTCCCTCGCAAATGACCCGCCACTCAAGTGAAGCCAGCCAGTCAGCAGTGATCGGCTCTGGGTCATGTTCTTCCAGGTATGCAGCCGCCAACTCGCACACATCATCCATTCGCTGCTGCGAGAAGTTGAACAGCCTGCATGTTTTCGCATCCAAATAATCGCCATCCCGCAACCTCCGCGCTGGCATAACCATTGCATCAGCCGGAGTCGATTCCACGTCGTTTGTGTCTGGCATAGTTTTCCTTTTAAATGATTTGCCTATTTGATCTACTGCGTTTTCAATTTGTTCGTCAGTCATTTAGTTTACGGGCAAGCTCGGCGGTCATTGCGTGTTCACTGACATCTCGCCAGGTGGTTGATTCTGGATTGATCGTGCTGGTGATGCTTTCAACCGTCGCCGAGAGTAATTCAATGGCGTCGTGAATGTCGAGCATCTGACGCGTGACCATTTGTGACGCTTCGCGTTGGCTGGCTGCTGCTCGTTCTGCTTTTGTTTGTTGCGTTGTCATCGTCTCGGCTCCTGTGTTTGCGGGTTGCGTGTGACTCATGCACACACTCTACCATCGGCTTGAATGCTGTCAAGACATTAACCAACGAATGCGGAAAGTTTCAGGAATAAGGTCGGGCGCACCGGTCGACCGGTAAAGCGGGCCACGTTTACAACTCATATTGTAAAATCCGCTGACCCTGTCCCGGCGAAGTGTTGCAAAACGCTACGCATGGCACATCGTCCGCAGTGTGGCCTGCTTACCGCGTGAGACATATTGAACTGACGCGGATTGCCCGGTCACATAAAGGGTATGAGCGACATAGGCGACAATCTGGAGACCAACGCGAGCAAACCGCGATCCGTTCTCGTGGACGGTACGCAGGTCACTCAGCATCCGCTCGGGGACCAGATCGCGGCCGACAAATACATTGAAGGACAGGCAGCGGTTAAACGGGCCGGCAGAGGTCTGAATTTCACGAAGCTGAAGCCGGGGGGATCTCCCGGATGAGCATCCTCCGAAGTATCGCCAAGCTAGTTGGCCGCGAACGACCGACTCCCACGTCGATCAATGCGAAATACGACGCCGCCCGGACGACGACGGATAACTCCAACCACTGGGCTAATGCTGACGGTCTGTCTGCCAATGCGGCAGCATCCGCAGCAGTCCGTGAGAAGATTCGTCGACGGGCGAGGTACGAGTGCCACGAAAGCAACGCATGGGCCAAAGGGATCACGCAGACGCTCGCGAATGACATGGTGGGCACGGGGCCGAGATTGCAACTGGTGATCGATACGGTCTCGGCTCAATCGATGTCGACGAACACCCTAGCCAGCTCAAATCGATGGCTTCAGCGTGTCGAGCGGCTGTTTAACGAATGGGCCACGGAAATCGGTCTGGCCGCGAAACTGCGAACGATGCGGATGGCGAAAGCCGTCGACGGTGAAGCGTTTGCGGTGTTCACGACGAACCCTGCCCTACGCTCGCCAATCAAGCTCGATATCCAGTTGATTGATGCGGATCGGGTTGCCTCACCGAACACATCGCTGCCGAATGCGCGATACGTGGACGGGATTCGGTTCGACGAGCATGGGAACCCGGAATCGTACGACATCCTCACCGACCATCCCGGCACGGATCAGGGCACGATATCCAGCGGCCAGACGTACCAGACAGTTCCAGCGAGTCAGGTGATCCACTGGTATCGCCAGGATCGACCGGGACAAGATCGCGGCGTGAGTGAGTTTGCCGCTGCTCTGCCTTTGTTCGGTCAACTGCGTCGATATCGCGCGGCCGTAATGGCTGCTGCAGAGACGGCTGCTGATCTGGCCGGAGTGATTCGCACAAACACGGCTTCTGTCGACCCTGCGTCGTTGGTTGCTGGCGATTCGGTGAACATCGAACAGCGGATGCTCCTGACGTTGCCGGAGGGCTGGGATATCAGCCAGATGAAGGCTGAGCAGCCAACGACGACGTATGAGCAGTTCAGCGATAACAATTTGAACGAAGCCGGGCGCTGCGTTTCGATGCCGTTGAACGTCGCGAAGGGCAACTCACAGAAACACAACTATGCGTCCGGCCGATTGGATCATCAGCAACATCACAAGGCGATTGTCATCGAGCGCAGTGGCTGCGAATCCAGCGTGCTATCGAGAATCTTTTACGTGTTCGAGTTGGAAGCACGGCAGGAGATGACACTACCGGAAACACTGGACCGGAAAAGCTGGTCAGTCAGTTGGTTCTGGGATGGGTTCGAACACGTCGACCCGCTGAAGGAAGCCAAAGCTGAATCCGAGAAGCTGAACAACCACACAACGACGCTGGCCGAGGTCTACGCCCGGAAGGGAAAGGACTGGCGCGAGGCGATCGAGCAACGTGGCCGCGAAGTCGCGTTGCTGCGTGAATTGAAATTGCCAGTCCCGTCTGACGCTCACCAGCAGATTGACGACGCGGACCCGGACGACGTGGCTGAGAACGCTCGTCAGGAGGATGAGGAATGAGCATCAACAGTAAAAAACGACGGGATGCCCGCAAGCGACGCAAGGTGTCGAACCGCATCCAGGCTAAGGCGGTCCCGAAAGATCTGACCTTATCGATCGAGGCGGGTGCTGAATCAGGTTTCGAACTGATCGAAGCGACTGAAGGTGACGCGAACACGTCCAAGCGATTCCGGATGCGAGCCTATACCGGCGGCCGGTTAATGCTCGGCAATTTCGGGCATCCGGTCGTGGTCGACCTGGCTGGTATTAAGACAACCGGATCCAGTCGACCGATCCTGCGTGACCACGACATGAGCCGAATTGTCGGGCACACGACTGCAATAGAGGTCAAAGGCAACGCAAAGCCATCGCTTGATCTGGTGGGCCTCATCAGTGCGTCAAATGACCATGCACGCGAGGTTCAGGAGTCAGCCGCTAACGGTTTCCCCTGGCAAGCATCCATTGGCGCTCGAGCTGAGCGGATGGTGTTCGTCGACAAGGGTGAATCAGTCCAAGTCAATGGCCGGAACTTTACCGGCCCCGTGTACGTCGCCCGGAAATCAACTCTGGGTGAGGTTTCTTTTGTCGCTATTGGCGCAGACGAAGGCGGAGCCACCGCCACAGTCGAAGCCACAACTCGGAAAGGCAATGCTATGAAAGAGTTCGAGACGTGGCTTCAGGCCAAGGGTTTCTCGCTGGAAGACATGGACGAAACTCAAACCGCGACGATGCAGGCCATGTTCGACGCTGAACAGGCCGACCCGGAAGACACGATTCAGGCCAGTGACGCGGACGATGACGTGGTTGATGTGGTTGCGTTGGGTCGCAAGGCTGCAGCGGATGACGTCAAGCGGATCGCAGCTATCGGCAAACTGGCCTGCAAGCATCCGGCCATTCACGCGCAGGCCATCGAAGACAACTGGAACACCAGTCAAACGGAACTCGCTGTTCTGAAGGCTGACCGACCGAAAGCGGAAGACGTTCGGGCTGGATCCACCAACGACGACCTGAACAGCGACGCCATCGAAGCGGCTCTGCTGTGCAGTGTTGGTATGGCTCAGGATGTTGTGGCGACGAGCTACAACGAAAAAGCGATGAACCTTGCCACGAGCAAGGAGTATCGAGCGTTCACGCTACACGCTCTGATGGGTTCCGCAATTCGCGCATCAGGTGGCAACTATTCCGGTTCGGCGAAGTCGAATGACTTCATTCGAGCGGCGTTCGTTGCAGACCGGGAACTGAAGGCGGCTGGTGGGTTCTCGACACTGAGTGTTACGAACGTGCTGGAGAACGTTGCCAACAAGACACTGATTGCGGCCTACGAGTCAATCGAGACCACGTGGCGTTCAATCTGTGCTGTCCGTAATTACTCGGACTTCAAAACGCAGAGCCGCTACCGCCTGGACTCCAACGGGGCGTTCAAAGAAGTGGCATCGGACGGGGAACTCAAGCACCTCGAACTTAGCGACGCGAAGTACACGAACTCGCTCGCCACTTACGGGGCAATGATCGCCCTAACGCGTCAGGACATCATTAACGATGACCTGGATGCGTTCCTGCAAATCCCTCGCATGTTGGGTCGGTTGTCGGCTCAGCGGATTGAGGAAGCAGTCTACGTACTACTGCTGTCAAATCCGTCAAGCTTCTTTGCTGCTGGGAATGGAAACCTCCAAACGGGTGCTGGTTCGGCGTTGTCGATCACGTCCCTGACGGATGTGAAAGCGGACTTCCGGAACTTCGTGTCTGACGGGAAACCGATCCTGTCCAGTCCTCGCACTCTGATTGTTGGCACGACTCTGGAACAGACCGCCAGAAATCTAGTCAACGAGGCGATGATTATCGCCACGGACATGAGTGCTACCACGGACAGCACGGCACCGGCACGCAATCCGCACGCAGGAACGCTGCCGGGAGGATTGCAGGTCAGCCCGTACCTGAACAACACGTCAATTCTGGACGAGGCAGGGGCGGCCATCACGGGCCAGTCGGCCACACAGTGGTATCTGTTCGGCGACCCGAACGTCCGCGCCGCGGTTCAGATTGGATTCTTGAACGGTCAGCAGGTTCCGACAATTGAATCTGCCGACACTGACTTCAGCTCGCTCGGCATGCAGTGGCGTGGCTATCACGATTTCGGCGTGGCTATGGAAGAGACTGTCGGAGCTGTCAAATCTGACGGTGCTTGATTCTCTGAAGTGGTAACGCAACTGATACAGGTGGTTCGATGTCGCTACTTCTCCAACAACTTGCAGATGGCCTTGAAGGTTCCGCGGCGGTTATATCGCTCGGTCCGAAAGCGGTCGGTGATCTGCAGGCGTTGGGGTTTGATGCGACGGCTGACACGGACGGCATCGTGAGAGTTGACGGAACGATGATTCGCTCGGCACTCGAACCACCAGAGATACTGTCAGTCCCGGAACCGACACCTACCGTGGTGTCGGTTACTACTAAACCAAAACGACGACGGCGATCCTCACAGCATAAGGAGTAAGACATGGCAGATGCAGTTCTTCGAAGTGGTTCGCCAACGTTTGCGGACTATACGCCAGTAGGTGCGATTGTGGCCGGTGACGTAATTGTCGTCGGTGATCTTCCGGTGATTGCTCACACGGCCATTGCGGCCGCTGCATTGGGTGCAGTCTCTGTCGGTGGCGGAATCTACGACATGGTCGCAGACGCAGCGATCACGGCAGGCAGCCGTGTCTGGTGGGATGCCACCAGTAAAGTGTCCGAGACACCTGCCGGGATGCAGTTCGGCTACATCGCACCGGGAAGTTCTTCGGCGGTAGATGGCGACACTGTCCAGGTCGTCCACGCACCGGAGTCGTTGGCCATTTAAACCCTCGCTCCACGGGCCGTCGGTGAGTCCCCCTCCCGGCGGCTCGTGTTTTATAGGCCACACAATGGCGAGACAGACAGACGTACTGGCGTTAGTGTCGTCTGCGTCCGCACCTCCAACTGAGGTACTAGGGCAGCGGTATCTATTAACCGGTGCGGGCCTAGTTCCGCCACTCAATTATGTCGAGCAATACCAGACGTTTGCATTGCCTCACCCTCCTCCGTCTT